CTTGGCGCTGTAATCGGCTTGGCGCGGGATTCTCGGCTCGCCTGTCGTCTTGTTCTCTCGGTAGGCACGTGAGTATTCCTTGAACCTGCCACCCACACCCTCGCCTGAACTCGTCAGCTGGCGAATCTCGCGGATCACGAACGAACCCAGCTCGCGCCACCATGCAGCGCCCAGCGTGACCGTATCCTCCAACCGCTTAGCCATCAATCAAAGCCCTCGCGCCTTCTGGGTCAACCTCGGTCGCCTCGCTTTTCCTGATCCACTGGTGTCGGCAGTTGTAGCCGCCACCGTCGATGAACGCATTTCCGAACCTGTCCTCAATCTCGTCCCTCGTCAACTCGCCCGCTGCCATCATCTCAAGGCACTCGTCACGCGTCCGGTCATCAGCTGGGCCGCTGTACACATAGAGCGTTTCGGGCGGCTCGTTCTCAGCTAAGACAGCTCGAACACTCCGGCTGTATGTGTTCAGCGTGGTATTGACAAGCGCCTCGACACGATCAGGGCGAAGCACGCCTTGCACGGCTTCGCGGATCAGGTTCGCCGGCCGGCCGGCGAGTACATTGCGCGTCAGCTCGGCCATCACGTCCGCAAAGTATTTGTCGCTGGCGGCCAGAAACGACCGCTGCGAAGTGACCACCAGCCCCTGCAGGCTGCCAGTCGATACCGCGCCAGCCGCCGACAGGTTGCCGAGCACGTCGCGACCGAAGGAACCGAGCACGCCATCGACAGCACCAGCCCAGCCGCTCTCCAGCTTCAGGCGCTTAAGGACTGCCGGGTCTGCCAGCTGCTCAATGATTGCGGCCTTGCTCGCGCCCTGCTCCACCAACGCCGTGACCAGCCTCACCAGCTTGAGCGCAGCCTTCTCGCTCTCGCGTGAAAAGGACGCAGCCCTCGCGTCGATCATGTCGGTAAGCTTGCTCACTCAGCCCCGCCGAGCAGGTCGGCAAGACTCAGCTCGCCGCGCTGCTGGATGGTCGGCTCTTCCGCACGCTCGCGGGCAATCGTCTCCAGCCTGTCGCGCAGCATATCGTCCGAGGCATCGGGGTCAATCTCGCGCAGGTAGTCCAGCTTGGAGGCCAGCCCGTTGCCGTACTCCCACTCCCATCGCTCGCGTTTTTCCGTGTCGCTCATCGGGATATGCGGCTCGACAAAGTTCACGCCGTACTCTGGCGGAACCGTCATGCCGACAGACTGGAGGATGATCGAGTCGATCTGGAAGCGCGTGCGCTCGAACATCCGCCAGCGCGCAAAGTCGCTCATGATCGCCTCGGTCAGTTCGACCTCCAGCAGGCGCTGATGCTCGCCGCTGGTGGCCCTGCCCTCACCAGCCCACTTCAGGCTCAGGTGATGCGCGAAGGCAACCGACTCCAGCTCTGCCCGCTGCGTTTCGATAAGCTGCCCCAAGTTCGCGCCAGCCGTCGCGAAGCTGAAGGTCTCGCCCGGCTCGAGTGACAGGATTTCCCACGGGTTCAAAAGCTGCGTGCCGTCGAGCCTTGCGTCTGTCCACGGCTGGCCAGCACCCTGAAGCATGAATGCCTGACGAAGATAGGTGCCGAGCACATTGAAAGCCGTCTGCGCGTCGAGCACATCCTGCGCCATCGGTCGCCACCAGCTGGAGCCTGCCGCGCCACGGTGGGCGAACACGACAGGAAGCACGCCATAGGGATTCACCAGGTCGGTGTTGTCTTCCGTCGGGGCCATGATCAGGCCGCTCGAGCTGACACGGAAATGAAGCTGATCCGTCCAGACCGCCCACTCCATATCTTCGCGCTTCGCCCCGGCATTGTGCAGCGGATAGACCACGCCGATAGGTTCAGGGTTCTGCGGAAGGAACAGAGGCTCGAACTCGATCAGCGGCTCGTGATACAGCTGGCCGTCTTCTGTCGTGCCGATCAGCAATGCCATTGAGCCGAGCAGGTAGGTCAACCGCTCAAAGTGCGTCATGACCTCATCGAGGTTGTCAAGCCGCTCAAGGTAGCGCTCGTCTGCTACGCGTTCCGGTGTGTCACGATACACCCCAGCCCGAGCGTCAATGATCTTGCCCGCCACGGCCTGCACACTAAAGGGAACCTGCCGGTCAATGCCGGGAGGAAAATAGCGCGCCACATCCTGATACAGGTCAACGCCCCGGTACTGATCGACAGCCCGCCAGCGCTGCGCCTGCTTGCGAGACTCGCTCCCTCCGCCAGTTCCCGCGTAATTCTTGAACGCGCCAGCAATCAGTTCAGGTGTGGGCAGCGCGACGATCATGATTAGCCTCCAAAGCGAGAATGACGGACAACCTGCCGTCTGTGGATCGGATACATATACTCAATGGCGTAACTCGCAGCGTCCAGCGCGTGCGGGTCACGGTTCGCCTTGTCTATCCGGCCATCGACCGTGCGCTTCGTGCGCTCGCAGTCATCAATCAGATGCTTGCACTTCGGGTCAATCGTCATGTGGACATTGCCGTCAGCGTCTTGCAGCATCCGGTTCCAGCTGTTCAGGCGGTCAACCTGTTCCGGAGCCGCCTTCCGGCCATCGACCTTGAATCCGTGATCCGTCAGGATCTGGTAGTCTGACTTCGGGCCGCGCACACTGCGGCTCGCGCCGCTGGGATCGGGAAAGATTCTCGTGACATGTGGATACTTTTCCCGCAGCATCCGCGCCATCATGGCCGTGTGGGCGTTCGTCGGGATCACAAGCTCATCATAGTAATGCACACGGTCAGCCGCAAGCTCTCCACCGATCACAGCGACCATCGGCTCGACGTTGAAATCAAGCCCAATCCAAGACTGCGGGCCGGCCGGCACTGTTTCAGTTTTCAGCACATGACGCGCCCTGTCGAAGTTCCAAGCCGCCCGGTTCCCGCCAGTCTCGAAGCTCGCCTCGTATTCCTGTGCGTACAGGATCGGATCCATGTCCCTCCGGGCCGCATCGACCTCGGCAGGATCCACGAAAGGCGAGTCTTTTGTTTTATAGATCCAGCTCGCCCAGTCGCCCTCGTCAGGGTCTTGGCCGAGCCTGAAAAAGTCGTACATCCGATCATATCCGCGCGGGCTGCTGGTGAACAGCGCAGGGCCCTTCGATTGCGTCAGCATCGGGCGAATCACCAGCTGCCACATTTCCTGCTTGCGCCACAGCGCGAACTCATCCAACCAGACACGCGAAAGCCCGACACCCGGCAAGCCATCCGGATTGTCCGCGCCGTGGAGCTGGATCGCGCCACCGTTTGAGAACGTCGCCTTCAGCTCGCTCACTGACAGCTGGATGTCAGGCATCTGGCGTGAAAGCCAGACCAACAGCGGCCAAACATTGCGCTTGGCCTGCACGCGGAAAGGGCTGACGTGCCAGCGCAGCTCGCCCGGCTGGATCGGCTCAGAGCACAGCCAGGCAAAGCCTGCATGAGTCTTGCCCCACCGCCTGCCAGTGACCAGCGCCTTGAACCGCGCAGGGTTACTCAGCAGCGTCCGGATCTGTGGTGTTGACGAAATCAAAGACCTTAATCGGCTCCGATATTGTGTGCTCGATAGTCTGCGCGTTCGGCACCTTGCCTTCAGTCCGCTCTGCGATAAACTGCACGGCCCAGCTGTTGCCCTTCAGCGCGTACTGGTAGACGGAGCGCATCACAGCGTCAAGCTTGGTCATGGTCACGCCGCCAGCCTTGACCTCTTCAAGCCCGATCTTTTCGAGAATGTGCTCGATCCGGTAGCGCTTGCGCTTGCGCCCCGGCGAGCCGCTGTTTCCAACAGCGAAGGTTCCGTCTGGGTTCCGCTCAGGCATGGACGGCCTTCTTTCCAGTGAGATTCTCCCATCGCTTGACGATCACGTCGCAGTACTGCGGGCTGATCTCCATGCCGTAGCACTTGCGGCCCAGTTGCTCGGCGGCGATCAGCGTGGTACCTGAGCCGAGGAATGGGTCGTAAACTTTGTCGCCTTTTGATCCAAAGTCGCACATAGCCCGTGCCGCCAAATCTACTGGGAAGGTGGCTTTGTGCTCCTCTTGTTGCTTTGGCCGAGGGATTTCCCACTTTGCCCATCGCGGTTCATTCTCACCTTGAGTCGTCGTATACTTTGCCCCTTTGGACAGCACAAACACGAGTTCCCAATTTCGTGAAAGAATGCCTTTCGATGCAGAGGGGAATCCGGCTCCTTTGTCCCAGCAAATTGTTTCTTTTACGGAAAGCCCGTGAGTTCCTGCGAACATCGTTCTTCCATACCCTGACCGGCAGTTAGCCGTATACATAACATTCCACACAACAGGAGAATAATCAGATTCCAAGTAAGACGATGTGAGAGCAAGCACGTTGTTGCAAAACTCTACCCATTCATCCTCTGACCTGTCGTCGCACTGGTGGTTGTAGAACTTTTTTGTTTTGCCGTTGTAGTCTGTTTTGTATCCTCCGTCCTTGCTGTTATACGGCGGCGACGTGAAGCACAGGTCTGCCTTCGCCCCGTCCATCAGCCGCTCAACATCCTCTGCCTTCGTCGAGTCGCCGCAAAGCAGCCGATGCTCGCCAAGCAGCCACAGGTCGCCCGGCTTTGTGATCGGCTCAGCAGGCGGCTCCGGCACCTCGTCCTCTGTGATGTCACGATCGCTGTTCCCGGCAAGCCCTTCAATCTCGCCAACATCAAAGCCAGTCAAGTCAAGGTCGAAGCCATCGTCCGCCAGGTCGCCAAGCTCAAGATTGAGCAGCTCGTCATCCCATCCGGCATTGAGCGCCAGCTTGTTGTCCGCAATCACATAAGCCCTCGCCTGTGTGTCGGTCAGGTGCGATAGGTACACAGCCGGCACGGTGTCGAGGCCGAGCTTCCGCGCAGCCATCACGCGCCCATGACCCGCAATGATCGTATTGTCATCCTTCAGCAAGACAGGATTGACAAAGCCGAATTCACGGATGCTTGCCGCTATCTGGGCAACCTGCTCGTCCGTGTGTGTGCGTGCGTTCTTCGCGTACGGTATCAGGTCTTTAGTCGAAACTTGGCTGATCTCGTCAATCATGGTTTTTCCCGTCTATAATCGGTGCCTGCACTATGTCTTTCCACGCCCTGAAAGTCAATAGGGGCCGAAGCCCCCAATGTCAGAACGGCAAGTCTGCGTTCGTTTCAATGCCCTGTGGTGCTTCCGGCTTCGCAGGCTGCTCAGGATACCGGAGCCTGTCCGCGAGCCGCTCTACGTCGCTGTCAGGGGTATTTACTGGCATTCCAGCCTTCGGGGCCAGCAGGAGCAGGCCGTATGCGTTCGCGTTCAGCTTCCAGCTCTCGCGCTTCTGGCCGTCCTTTTCCCATTTGTCGCACTGCATCCGGCCCTTGACGGCCACGCCAGCACCTTTGACGAGCGCGGCTTTTTGGTTCTCATACGGCTCCCAAAGCACGACGCGGAACCAGTCAGTCTCCTTGTCCTTGCCACGGCT